TTCTTTGCCATATTTAGCTCCAACTCCAGTCACTTGACCGAGGTTTGGATTTCTATGGCTGGACCTACCAGTTGCAGTTGAGTGCAATGATATGTGCCCATGAATTTTTCCATTTTTCTGTATTCGTAACCAGCCATTATTTCCATCAGCCAGTTGACCTAACCTTTTCTCCAGTAAGAAACATTCAGCTAAATCTTGTGCCTCTGGAAAAGGTAGTTTTTTTAAAATTTTTTCATTTATTTCTGCAAGTCCACTTGGAGTAAACTGATGAGGTCTCCAGTCATATTTATTCTTCAGGCATCTAGCAATGTGATGCCGACTGGATGGATTAAATTCAGTTAGTGCAATTTTAGTAAGTGGAGCACCTTCAGAGTATCCTAATCTTTTGTTATCTTTCTTAGGAATAAACTCACCTTTGTTCTCATACCAGCTACCAAAAAAGTCTTTTAACTTTTCAATATAAACTGTGTTTTTTCCTCTAAGTTCAGCAACCAATTTTGTGGCTTTTTCAATATCAAATGGATATCCTTCTTGCTCCATTTTAAAAGTCACCTGAGCCAGCTCTAAAATCATCTGGTAACAATCCCAGCCATTTTCTCTAAGCTCTGGCTTTAAGCTCATGTATAGCAGTCTAGTAACATTGGTGTCCTGAACGCAGTATTTTTCCATTTCGACTGACCATTCTTCCCAGCCACCATCATAGTCACCTTTATGTTCTCTTAGTCTGAGACCCCAAGCCTTGAGGCTATGAGAACCACAATTACGTGGATGTTGTCTCATAACCTCAGACTTAACATCGTACTGATTGTAGATGTCAGGGTAGACCACTCTAGACATCAACATGGTGTCAGTTATTGTACATGTGTCTGATGGTCTAAAATCTAATAGCTTTTCTAAACAAGGCAAATCGAAAGCTACTAGATTATGCCCAATTAGTTCGTCAGCATTTGACATGGTCAATATCATGTCAGTCCATGCTTGACTGGGCATACTTGTATTGCACCTGATAACACTATCGGATGCAATTTCTCTTAAAACAATTGTATGAATTTTGGAAACAGTATCTAAAAGTCCATTGGTTTCGATGTCAATGACATACTTTCTTCCTTGGTATCTTGGGTCCATACATTTTCTCCTTCTGGCTCTTCGTCTGTTTCCCATAATCTTCCTGAATCTTTGTCGTATTTCAGATAACCAGCAAAACCAGTTATCCCTGACCAACGATTTTTCAGGACCTCTAAGTTTCTAAAATTTTTATCGTTTCCAACTACATTTAGACTGACTACATTGTCAGCCAGCTGTACGAGGCTGTGTGAGCCTCTCAAGCTCTGCAATGACACCCTAAGACCATCTTCGTAACCTTTTTCACCTTGAGGTCTCCTCAAGTGAGTTACAACGATTAGATGAAAGCCTAGCTCCTGAACAATGGACCTAAGTTTGGTCATTGTGGCATCTATCATTTTTCTTTCATCACCTATTCGGTCCAGCATGCCAGAACTGGCAATTGTAATATGGTCCAGAACTACAACTTGGCACTCAAGTCCAGTGACCATAAATCGTATTCGACTTAAAAGGTCATTGATTTCCATTGACCCAAAACTATCAAATAAAACAAAATTATTTGTTTGAGCTAAAGCTGAATGAGCTTGTCTAATTAAGTCCTCAGGGATGTCTGAATTAATCACAACATTTTTCTCAAGATGAATTGAAATCAGTGACCGAGCAGTCGTTGTCACCGATTCCTCAAGCATCATTAAGCCGACCTTGGCATTGGAGCCGAAACCAAGGTCATAGGCAATTTCTCGACAAAAAGTGCTTTTGCCTACACCAGAGCCAGCACTGATGACTGTCAGAGAAGAGGGTCGTAACCCACCAATCATCTTGTCGAGAGTTGAGAATGGAGTTTTTATTCCAGACTGAGATTTCTCCAGCAGATTAGGTAGCAAACTGGAAAAATCTGTTATCCCTGAGGGTCTATAGGCTTTTGCTTTATAAAAAGCATCAACCAGCTCCTGACTGTCTCCAGATGTAAGACATTCAGAGGCATCTTTTCTGCTAAGTGATGCAATACGTACTTTATTTGATGGGAGGAATTGTACTGCGTCAGCAATAGCAGATTGACCATGCTCATCCGAGTCGAAAAAGAGCACAATCTCATCGAACTGATCAAGAAATTCATAATGATTTTTCATGACCTTTCCGACATTCGATATGCCATTAGGTAGACTTACAACATTGTGTTTGCCACCTAGACATTGACTAAGTGAAAGACAATCAATTTCGCCCTCAGTAATGGCTATCTTGTCTCTCGTATTGTTAACTGTATGCAACCCATAAAGAGGCATATCCTTGGCAATTCCAAGGCATGTAAATCGCTTATCTGCGTATCTGATTTTCTGAGCAACTCTAATGCCATCTTTATCAAAATAGTTGGCAATGTGACAGCCGACACCTTGGGCATCAATACCAGTTTGATAATGGTATCTCTCACAAGTTTCCTGATAGATTTTTCTGTTTTTCAATGCAGTTATTTGACCATCTTTAATAAGGTCCACTGGAACTTTTTTTGTCATTGTCGGTAGTTCCTTTTCATCATCTTGAAAATAAGTTTGACAGCTGAAACAATAGCTGTGCCCATCGTCATAAATTGCTCTGGCATCACTACTGGAGCATGAGAGACAGCTGGTTTTCCTGAGTAGGTTTGACTGGTCTCTTGAAAGTGTATTCTCCATATCTTTTCCCATTAAAGCTCTTTTTCAATTTCATATCGATTTCGTAGTGCTGTCTAAGTTCAAAAATAGTTGCACTTAGCCTAAAATCTCCAAGTTCATGGAGTGCTTTTAGTGGACTGATTGAGCCATACTTTGTCATATAATTTAAAACTCTTATGGCTCTCGGAGTTAACTTTGACTTTTTTATAATTTCATGGAGTTGTTTTACTTCTCTCTCACTCATTTTCATTTCCTTTCAATTTTCCTACCAAATATTCATTACCTTCCTTAGTCAGTCGGTAGTGGTTCATTTGTCTAATTTGTGGACCCCAAGCACCAGTGCTTTCCATTCCCAATTGTGTCTTTTCAACAAAGCCAAAACTGAAATGAAGAGTATCTAAAGTGGATTGAAAAACTGGTTTATTCAGAAAGCTGTTCAGGAGTTTCATCGGTACCCATATCTCCTTCTTCATCCCCAGTTTCAGAGCTAACATTGCTTGCCATTGCCTTGGATTTACTTTTTTCATTTTCTTCCTTTTCTTGCATGTGAATTTCGAGCAACGACATAGTTCGGTAATAGTCGTTTCGGTTTCTCAAGCCATTCAGCTGGTATCTTCTTTTCCGAGTAAGTGAATCCGAACTTTTCGCAGTAGGCTTGGTAAGTAGTCTGCGATTTCTTATGAATTTTCGTCTTTTGATTTTGAAACAAAAAATGTACATCCAAGTCCTCATATTGCTCTTGCAGTAGCAAGTGCTTGTGACGATCTTGAACTGTCCATAACCCTTTAATTTCAACTATGACATTATTGGGCAGTATCAAATCTGGTACGTAAAAAGATTGACGAGCTGGAACTATGAAATCAATTTTGTATTCTTCATATTTGAAATCACAATCCAGCTCATCGATAACACGTTTCTCAAAATTCGACCTGAGTTTCAGTGTTTGTTTGTGTAGTTTCGGATGCAACGTAAGCTCCTTCGACTTTTTCAAAATCATCTTCGCTAACTACGTTGCCACCTCTACTGAGGATTTGGATTCCCTCTAGGTAGGCTTTAATACCTTTTTGACCTCTAGAGTCGTATGATTTAATTTTGATTATTAAGTTTAAATTTGCACCAGAACCAAAGTTAATATCTGATTTGATGCGTTTAGCTGAACCATCCACAAAGCAAACTTTTTCGACATCATAGGTCATAGCTTTGTACATAATTGTGCCATCTTCTAGAGTTTTCATGACTGCATTGTGTCCAGTACCACCAAACTCTTCTTTGTTAATCTTATCGACAACCTTATCTACTGATTTGGAGTCAGCTGGCTGAAGAGAAAATTTAATTGCTTTTCTTGCCTCATTAAATTGTTCACCTCTGAGGTCATTAAATATAACATTTACATTTTCTAATTTCATTTTTTGTGGTTTCGATTTTGGTTTCGTATCCATAAATTTTTCCTTTAACTAAATGCGAATTTCGATTTCAGCACACCTCTAATATTCAATGAGCCTTTGGCTGGAATATCAGAAGGGAGTCGGTGTCTATTTCTCGAACTGATTTTGTTCTGTGCGATGGACAAAAGTTCATCGTAAATATCGTATTTTTCATACAGTTCTACAAAGCTGGACCTGATTACATCTTGAAACTGAGTTGCATCAGCCATCAAGCATCCAAAACTGTCATGAATGTGTAGCTGGTCTCGTATGCCAGCTTGAGCACCTTTTTTGGTGACCATGATTAAATGAGTTGCATCCATACTGTGTATTACATTTGGAGCAACTGAACTCTTAGCTTTGTCTTTCAGAATAATCTCTGTAGGTCTAAGTTTAGCCAACATGCTCAATTGAGTGATGTTTGAGTAATTACCAGTATTTAAATTCATGACTGGAACCTCAGCTCCACCAAAAATACCTCGTACTCTGTGTGTTTGCCATTGGTAGTATGCATGGACCACTGGAAAGCCTAAAGGTGTATTAAAAATTAAAGGTTTACCTTCATGAGCAAGTGCTCCAGCTACTTGTGTGAGCCATGTCATGGCATCAGATGTATCTTGGACCACCTTGTTAACTGATTTCCAATTTAGTTCAGCAATTAGACCAGCAACTGCAAAGCCACCATCATCACCAATTGCATATGGATTTTCCTCAATTAGACCCATTCTAACCTGAGTTTCGAGAGGTCTCATTAAATCTTCCAGAATTTGCTCTTTAAAGCCGAATTTTTTGCTACTGTAGCCGAAAGTCATGGTATTTCGTTTAACTATGCTACGAGTGAGATAACCAGCCTCTATGAGCTTTAAAATGGGTTTCTCCCATTGCTGGTAAAATTGTGCTTTTTGAGACCAAGCTCGACTTAGATACTCATTTGATTGTTCAACTACAGCACTATACAGATCACCAACTTTATTTGCTGGACCTAGATTCACAAGTAGACCTTCCTCTGATCTTAGTGAGGCTGAGAAATGTTGCTGACCAGAACATGAGCCATCAAAGTTCATAAAAACTTTTGAGTGATACTTTTCTGGATTATCGGACATTAAAGCTAGAGTAAGTTCCATGCAGTAATTTAAAAACGTAAATGGCTTATCT